TCTATTTGTATCATTATTAAACTCAAAATAACATATTATTTATTGTAATAATTAAAGCAATCCATCATTCCCAATCTGTACATTTTATAAAAAGTTTTTCTGAATATTTTTACTACAATCCTCTCTTTCCAATTTAGCTCTTTTATTATTTCATTTAATACTACATCTTCCATTACATATCCTCCTACATTTATTTCTAGAAGCTTCTGTAATATTGATATACTAATTCTTGTCCACTATGGTGGAAATTTTATAAACGCGGCTATTTCTTATACAAAAAAATAATACCTTTTATGGTATTATTTTGTATAATTCATCTACTTTTACATTTAATGCTTGTGCTATTCTTACAGCCATACTTAAACTAGGTTCTTTTTCGTTCTTTTCTATATAATTTAAATGTGAACTTGATATTCCAGTTATTTTTGATAACTGGAACAAACTGTAACCGTTTTTCTATTCGTATTTCTTTCAATAATATCTCTATCCTCAACCTTTTCCACCTCAAGTTTTAGTATGTTCATTTTTTCTTATAACATACATTTTGTCCACTATGGTGGAAAAGTTCCGTTTTCTTATATGAAAATACTTCTTTTCATTTTTCTAATTAATTCTTTAAAACTGTATGCATCTTTATGACATGCTATTGTAAACGCACTAAACAAGCAATTATTATGAGCATATTCATCCCATTCTTCCCTTGTAATTTTCTTATTTTTTCTTACATATTCTTTTAATTCTTTTAAGCTTTTTTTATAATAATTGATCATAAAAACACCTCAATGTTAGCATCTACATTTTTAATATTTTTTATGCAAAAGTAAAAGAAGCCTTTTAGACTTCTTTTGCTTTCTTTATTACTTTGCTAAATCTTTTCGTTCTTGACATTACTTTCATACTTTCTGCTGATAGTATTAAAAAGTATTTTAATAACTTTCTGTATTCTTTTTCACTTTTTATATTTAATACTTTAATCATTTGTAGAGATTGTGTATATGCTTCTTTCATATTCATCCCCCTTTACTATTATAACATATTATGTTAAATTGTTGTGTCGAAAGTAGTCGAAAATCTATTTTTATGTTTATCACTTCAAAACATTTATTATCTTATTTTTTACTAGAAACTAGCCAAAAAGTGACGTCTCAAAATCGTTTTTAAGCCCTTTTTATTTTTTGGCCAAGTACTTATATACCTTGATTTTAAGCTATAAAACGAAAAAAAGAGGTAAATTGAATCTAATCAATCTACCTCTAAATATCTATCTTATTTTTGTACAATAATCTAAACAAATATAACCACTTGGAGTTAATCCCCAGTTTCCTATTACATTTGTAACTGTACATTTCACTCCTCTTACATATCCACCTTGATTTCTTGCACTTCTTGTTAATTCCTTTAATGGTTTAATTCTATATTTTGTACTTGGTCCTGTCCTTACATTTAATTTACTACAATTAACCTTATATGTGCCTGTTGTATATTTTTGAATTGTTGCATTTTTTACAGCTGCTGTATATCTGCTTGTATAAACTAATGAAATCCAACCTTTATCTGTTTTTCCCCAGCCATTACTTTCTGCTAATATTGTTACTATAGAATTTTTAGTATAACCACCAACTCTATTATAATTCACACTTGCTCCAGCTCTTATATTTAAACCACCATTTGCTATAATTTTAACTTGGTAATTTATATTAGACACTGCAGATGAATTATCATTTATTATAACAGGTGTAGTTGTGTTTTCTTTTATCTGTATTCTATCATTTTTAAAGCAGAAGAATTTTTGGTAATTTGCATATTCTCTAAAATTATCTATTGACACATATACTGTATTTCCGCTTACTGTTGCCAATCCTCTTCTACTTGAAACTTCAAATTTTCCATTATACAAATATGGATCATATATTTTCATGTAATTGCCTTCTATTCCTGTTAGAACTATAAAATGTCCACCATATGTAAATAATCCCTGATTACAACTTGCTATTATATAATTGTTATCTTTTAATTTTGAAATCACATCATCTAATTTATAGCATTCACTATAACCTATATCAAATACATCTGCTGTCCATTTAAATGCACTCCAATATGTACCTTGATTTGCACTTCTATAACCATATTTTACATATAAGTCTGCCATTTTAGCTGGAGTTATTGTTCCTTTTATACTTGACACAACCATTGCTGCACTTGTAGGTCCACAACCACTTGTGCCTATTGTTTGTGTGCTATCTCCTACACTAGAATACATTTTACTTTTCCATCTATTATCTATTTGTGAGAAATATGTTAGTCCAGCATAATCTTCTAATTGTATATATGGTGTTTTTTCTGCACCTTCATATGCAACTTGTCCTTGCTCTTTAAATGCTTCATTTTCTGTTGTTTCTTGTACTTCTAGTATTTGTTCATCTTCTGCAGTTAAACTTAATATTTCTGTTGTACTTTCATTTGTTGCAATGTCTACTATTGTATCTGTCATTTTTTCTACTACATCTTTTTGTAATTCTTTATCATCGCTAAAAACAAATACAACAAACAATATAATGCACATTAATATTGATGATACTATTATTTTAAATTTTTTCATTATCTTCCCCTCCTATACAAATTTACTTAATCCTAAGATAAACGCTATTGCTGTTAATATAATTCCAACAAAAAAAGAAACTACTTTGCTTTTTATTTGCTTTTTAGTTTCTTCATATTCTTTTGCTGGTTTTTCTTCAATTATTTTTAGGCGTTCATTCATTTTGTTTTGGTCTTCTCTCATTGCCTTCATTTCTGTTGCTATTTCTCGCACACTTAGCGTTAAATCATATATGTTTTCAACTTTATTTTCAATACTATCTAATCTTTTAGAATTTGATTTTGAACGTTGCTCATTTTCTACTAATCTTTCAACAACTTCTGTCTCTTGCATTTTCTTCCTCCTTTCGAGAAATTTACATTTTTAGTTTAATGGAATTGATAATATTCCAGTTAACCAATAAGCATTTCCATTAATAATACGAACAGTAACATTGCCATCAGCTACCTGTAAAAAGCCTTGTGATGTTTCTGTTCCAAAGGCTCCTGCTCTTATATAATTTTTTCCTTTCAAAAGAGTTTTTAAATCATATCCTGTAATATTAGGTAAGCTCCCTATAGTTACTTCCTTATCTGCTGCTGCAAAATACCCTGTAGACTTGCTTACTGAAACTCTAACAAATAGTACTCCATTTATTATTCTTGCTTGTATACCATTTCCATATTGAAATCCACTATTAGAAGAAAGTATTATTCCAGTATTTAAAGTTCCATTAATCCACCCAGTATCTTCGTTCTCTATTTGTTCTTTTAAATTGTTTATTTCTTTTTTTACGCCTTTTATTTGAGGTATCATATTAACACCTCTTTTCTTTTTATAAAACTATAAGTGTGTGTGTGTGTGTGTGTGTGTGTGTGTGTGTACAGCCCCAAGGCTTACATGATTTATTTTAGTCATATATTTTTCTCCTTTATATTTAATTTGCTATAAATGTGCAATTTAAGTTGTACCAAGCAGATGTATATGTATTATCTGAGACCCATTCTAACATAATTCCTCCAGCCGGAGTTATTATCCACCTACAATATCTAACCCCAGAGCAAAATCCCTCAAAATATATTTGGGTTGCCGGTCTATACCCTTCTGGAAGTTGTGCTATTGTTGTTCCTGCCTTAGTAATTCCTGACACTCCTCCTACAATTGTAACAATTCCATTTTCTTTCTTATAAATAGCTTTTTTAGCAATCTTATCAACTGTTATTCCTGTGGCCAATGGTAAATCCTTCCACTTTTCAATTTTGTATTGTGTACCTGAAGGTAAAGAATCTAAAATTTCACCATTGCCAAATATTATATCTGAATTAAATCTTTGTGCTGATATTATTTGAACATTAGGAGTACGTGAACCACCTGGCAATTTAAAACAAACAGAAAATATACAATTGCTTTCTACTATTATAATATTATCTGAAATGTCAACTCCTTCTGGGTTTAATTGGTTTATTCTTTTAAATTTAACTTTAAAATTGGTAGAATCTTGTCTATTAATTTGCAAACTATATATATCATCAAAATCATACTGTTGAGTTGATGTAATTTTAAAAATTATCGTAGCCGTCTTAAATACAGTTTTCATATTTACATCAAATAATTTAATATATTTATTTGTATACCCTGAAGAAGTATATAAAATATTTTTTCCATCTGGAAAATCTATTTTGTTTTCAATTTTCTTAATTAAATTTTTAAGTGTTAGCATTATATTCCCCCCTTACTACTAATGTTAAAATATCTCCTGTTTCTAACTGCCAATCTGTTGTTGTCTTTATTTTATTGCTTATACTATCTGCATCTCCTATTTCTCTATAATGTCCATCTGTTCCAGCATCATCACTACTTAATGCTAGTCTTTCGGTGTCTAAGTATACATCTAATACTTCTTGTCCAACTTGATAATAACAAGGTAATGTTACTTCTGCTCCTGCATTTATATTAGATGTTATTTTTAGTTGGTAAATGTGTGTAAGCAAATTTTCTTGCATTCTGTTTATATTATAAGGTGTTAATGGTGTCTCTCCACTATATTCTGCCGGCACCACTTCGTATTGCGTTCCCTCTATTTCTACATATGCATTCTTTACTTTTGTTGCTCCTTTAAACTCAATTATTTCCATTTCTTGCCTCCTTTTCAAGAGTTTCTATTCTTTTTATAAGTTTATCTATTTCCTTATCTTTTTGTTTATCTTTTTCCTGCAATTGTTCTATCATTTCTTGTTGTTCTTGGATTGCTTTAGTTGCTGTAGCAATTATTGGTAATTCGTTAATATAATACCTTTCCTCAATGTTGTCTTTTTGGGGACGTATAATTACAAAATTAGGGTCTAACATTTCCATCTCTTGTGCTATATAACCTATATCATAATGTTTTCCATCATCTTCTTTATCAAATTGTTTATGTTTAATCTTTTTTATTATTTCTAAAGCACTCTGAGAACATTTTTTTATATTTTTCTTTATTCTTCTATCTGATGAAATGTTATTAGCATATACATTTCCACTTACACTTAAATCTCCATAGATATTGGCAAGTACATTTGGAAATAGTATGAAATCTACCTTGTTACTTTCTGTACCAAAAAATATATTTCCTCCACATGCTGATAAATCTCCCTCATCTGTAACTAATACATATGAATTTCCTGTTCCAATTTTAAATGAATCTGATCCAGCTTGATTTTTATAAAATTGTATATTATCTAATATTCCCATTGATGCATTTGAAGTAGTAGTTGCAGGCATAATATAAAACAACATCGAATTTGTTTTCTCATCATTAAAAAATATACCAGGCATAGCATCTGCTTGTATTTTTACACCATTTGAAATTATTCCAGCATTTGATGAATCTAAAACCAAATCACATCCACTTAATACAAGTTGTCCTGTGCAACCTCCTGAATTTTTAGGTGGCATAGCAAAATCTTTTATGTATAAAATTGGCCAAAATTTTCCATCACTTGTTGTTACTACTCCCCAAGCCATACCATTTTTTATTTTGGTATTATACTCACTGTCTACTGAAAATGCAATATATTTGTTGTCGTCTTGCGTTTTTACTCCCATTTCTCCAAACTTTGTTCCACTCTCATGGAAGTGTTGTCCTAGTTTATCTAATGACATTAAAACTTTTTTGTTATTATCTAATATTGCTAGACTTGCATTACCATTTAATATCATCATTTGAATAAATTCACTTATTTGGTTCCATGCAACCTTTACCGCTTCTGTATTTTGTTGAATATATGTTCCAACTTCTGTTTTACCTACTTTTTTATTTACTTCGCTTGTTATTTCTTCTGATTTTACATTTATTGCCGCATTCATTTCTGCTGTTGTTGAATAGCTTTCAAATTTTTGATTTACACTTAATTCAATACCTCGTGTTGATTGATTTATTGCACTATTCATTTCAACCTTCGTAGCAAATATATCATTAAAGTCATTTTTTATTATATATTCTGCATATATCTTATTTCCAACCATATCAATTAGGTATATATAATTTTCGCCTTCAAAAAGTTCTACTTGTATATTTAGTTTTTGCTTTATTGGAGTTTTTAGCGGTGTTAAAACATGATATTCTGATAATTGTAATCGTCTTATAACATATGCATTTTCCTTTTCTATTTCTATACTATCACTTATTTTTCCATTTGTTCTTAGTTCATCTGTATCAATTAAATATGTCTTTCTATCTGCTGAAGGATTAGTTCTACTTTGCTTGTCTATTATTATTTTATATATCATCTATAACACCTCCTGGTTAGGATATAAATTATCACTTGGAAACAATTCGTCGGAAGGAAACAAATTGCTTTCATACTTTTGATTTCCTTCAATTTTTAATATCAATACTTGTGCCTTGCTTGCATTTTCTAAGTGTATTTCTGTAATTCCTTCTACTTCTCTTTTATAATCTGTAACACTTGATACTTGATCTTTTATTGTATCTATGTCTTGCTCATGTTTTGTTATTTTTTCTTCATGTTCTGATGATTCCTGTACTAGATCTTGTATTACTCCCTCGTTTTTTTTAGCTAATCTTTCCACTTTTAATGTCTTTTTTTCTTCTTTTGAAGTTACTTTATATTCTGTATTTGAATCTTCTGTTATTTCTGCTTCTGTATTACTTGTTATTCCTGTATTAATTGTTATATTAGCCTTCAAATAATATGATTTATAAAATTTTTCATTTCTATCTCCAAGTTCTATACAATCACAAGGTTCAAGCCACATAACTCCCAAATCTGAAGCTTCATAAGAATAATATTCTAATCCTTTTATTTGTTCAAACATATTATCTATTACTTTTTCTCTTTGATATTCAATTAATTCATTTTCATCAAATCTTATCTCACATCTTCCATTTTTTGCAATACTTTCATCATCTTTTGCTTCTATATTATCTTCAACGCTACCTCGCCCCAATACTAAAGAATTTACTGGCCCGAACTTTTCTTTTATAACTAAATCAGACAAATATGATTTATCTAATTGTTGTACTACAACATTACTAGGTTTACAAAAATATAATTTATTTTCTTTTATAAAAACAGTTGTTAATGTTGCTTGAGCTATCTTTTCTAATACATCTCTATATGTTACTTCCTGCGTTGAGAAAAAATCTTCATTTATTATTAAATCTGAATTAAAAAAATTAACCGAATATAAATCTACTTTACAAATACTGCACATTTTTTGAACTAATTGAACTATTTTACAGGGATATGATAGCTGCAGTTCAGTCTGTTTAAACGTTTTCATAAATCTAATCATTCGATCATATCCTGTTACTGTTATTTCTTCTTTTTTCTTACTGTCCTCCATATCTTTTATATAAAAATTCCCCAAATCTACATACTGAAAATCGTCGTTAATATATAATCCATATTGAAAATTTACATCTTTATCTTTTAGTTCACTTGCTGTTTTATCTGTTATCTCTATCTGTTTCATTATAGTTTTAAATAATTTTCCTTCAAACCCATAAACAATTTTTTTAATGTTATATTTTTTTTCATTCATTGTTAACTTTATATTTTGCTGTCTTATTGTCTTGGTTTGCAATTTAAAATCATTATTAACTTCATTCATATTAATTGTGGCCTCCTGTCTATTGCTGTTAAAACAACTGAAAACTCTTCCCAATATCCTCCACATGCCAACGGACTAGATTTTATAGCTTGTCCATTGTAAAAAGATTCTTTATATAATTCTCCCTGTTTATAATTTCCCATGTCCTTTTCCAAAGAAAATTGAACACCCTCTAAAAAAGGATGTTCAAGTAATGTTTTTATCAAATTATATTGTTCATCTGTTACTTTCCCAAATTTTACCTCCAATGTTGTAAAATACCCAATAAAAGTGCCACTGTAATGTCCATCTAATGCATTTCTACCCGTATTTTCTCCCCATAGAGGCTCCGGGCCTGGAATTATATCTATTATTCCCGGTATCTCTATATTTTTTACTATTAATTTTGGTTCATACATATTTAGCCTCCATTCGTTGCAAATCTATTTTTGTTTTTTATTTTTTCAAGTCTTTTATTTAACTCATATCCATCAATATAGAAATTAAAATCAAGGCTCAAATTAACCAATATTTGTATTATTTTTTCAAGTAATTGTATCACTTTTTCATTGTTTCCTAATCCCATTTCTTGATTAGCTTTTTTGTATAATGACATTAATTTATCTTCTGGTGCTACAACTTCTCCTTGATGTCTATTATCCCCTATCATAGCTAATTGAGGTGTATTAGCTTTAACGTAGCCTCCTTGTGCAAGCATTGGAATTTGTGGTACCCCAATAGTATTAATCCAACTAAAAGGTTGGATTCCCATTATATTAACCCCTCTTATTGCACGTAAAGCGGAATTTATTCCATTAAATGGTATAGATATAACCTTATTTATTCCACCTATAATTGCATTTACTATGGATTTCAGTCCACTTAGTATTCCTTCTTTTATCCCATCAAATATTCTGCCTCCTGTACTAAATACATTTTTGACAGCTTGCCAAGCATTGCTAAATACATTTTTAAACCAATTTGCTATGCCTCCAAAAACTGATGTAATTGCATTCCATGCACCTTGTACTCCCTCTTTTACTTTTAACGTAATGGTATTCCATACATTAGATATTGTAGTTACAATGCCATTCCAAATGTTTGAAATAGTATTTTTTATACCATTAAAAACATTTGATATTACATTTTTAACACTATTTATTGCTACAGTAACAATATCTTTTATAGCATTCCATATTCCTTCAAATATCCCTTTAATGCTTGTCCATATTCCGTTAAATATTGATTTTATTCCTTCCCAAGCTTTATTCCAATCTCCTGTAAATACTCCTACTATAAAATCAATTAGTCCTCCTAAGACTTTCCATATTCCATTTAAAACATCTGATATTATAACAAATACATCCATGAACAAATTTCCAATTGTTTCAAAAATTGGACTTAGCACAGGTACTACATTTTCTATTATCCAATTAATAATTGGCACTAACAAAGTATTCCAAATTTCCGACAATCCATTTATTAATCTTCCAATAAATTCAAGAAAACCATTTACCATAGGTTGAATATGTTGTTTCCATAATTCATCAAACTTTTGAGCCCATTCATCCAATATAGGTTTTATATTTTCATCCCAAACTTTTAATACAGTCTCTAAAATACTTGAAAAACCATTTTTTATATTTTCTACTGCTGGTTTAATATATGTATCATATACTTCCCAAAACTTAGCAAATGTATCTTGTATTCCTTGTTTTATTGTTCCTAGTACAGAACTAATTGGTTGTAAAATCCCCTCTAATGTTTGCTCTATTAAGTCTTTATTTTCATTTATAGGCTCAGTAATCATATATAAAATATCGTTACCTGCTTGCCATCCTATTTCTTCAATTCCTAAAAAACTATCTGTAAAAATTGCCATCAAATTTGCTGTTATTTGTTTTGCGGTATCACCCCTAAATACACTAAATATATCAGCAACTGTTATTGTAAATTTACCTTTTATTTCGGCAGTTTGAGATGATAAATCAAACAATCTAACAATGTGCCCTTGTAAATCCCATTTATTTTGTTCTAGAAATAAGTTAAATCCGTCTAATAAATTATCTGCTATTGTTATACCTATACTAGCTACACTACCAGTAAGTCTTCCTAAATTCAAAGCAACTGTATTTACCCAATTGTTTGAGGCATTTAATACTTCTGGTGATGTAAATATATCAGATAAATTTCTTTTTATACCTTCAATAAAATTTGTAATACTTGAAAAATCAAAATTTCCAAATCCTTCTGAAAATCCTTGTTTAAAAATAGATATTAATTCTTTAGCTTTGCCTATAAATTTGTCCATTTGTGCATTAGCTTGTTCCATAGCTGAATTTGCAGTATCTCCAAAGTTAAAATCTCCTATTCCTCCTGCACCACTTCCGCTAGAAGAACTATCACTATCATCTTTTTTTAATATTTGAGCAGTATCAAATGAAGCCAAGCTCTTTAAACTTTTAGCAGATTTTTTAGCACTATCACCAATTCCGCTTATCGAATCACTAGCTTTAGACGCATCAGAAGCTAAGTCTGAAACTACATTAGAACTATCATCTCCCCCTGCGTTTCCAAAAATCATTTCTGTAAATGATTTAAAGGCATTAGCTAATACTTGTAACTTAGATAAAACCCAATTTATTCCTTTTACAATAGGTGTAAATATATTAATAAATCCTTGACCTAAGGTTGCTTTTAATTCATTAAATCTTAAGCTTAACACTCTTGTTTGGTTGGCCCAACTATCACTTGTTCTTGCAAAATCTCCATTTGCTATATTTAATTTTTCTAATACAAATTTATATCTTAACGCTACTTTTTCTTGTTCAGACATTTTAGATGTAGTTTTTCCATAACCATTAGCTAATGCATATTGATCCAATGCATTTTGTGTCATTACAACACCTAAATCTTTTAAAGTTTCTGTTTCGCCAGTAAATACTGATTTTAATTTTGTATATGCTTCGTCACTTGATAAATTGTAAAATGATGCAACATCTCCAGTAAGTCCTGTTAAAGTTTCTGACATTGCTAGAGCTTCTTTATTAGAAAAGTTAAATGCTTTTGCCATTGCTCCAAATGTACCAACATATTTTTTTGTTACAGTTTGTCCCAAACCAAATTGAGTAATTGCATTTTCAGCAAATTTATTTACCTCTGTATTTAAACTTCCAAAAGTAACATCAACAACATTTTGTACTTCCGCCAAATCAGAACCTAGCTCAATACATTCTTTTCCAAAATTCACTATTGTTTTAATCGAAAATGCTGCTACCGCTAATTTACCAATTTTCCTTAATGAATTTTCTATTCCTGAACTTTTTATTTTATTTGTTGTATCTTTTAATCCTTTATTAAATGGATTTGAATTTAATAATAATTCAAAATCAACTGATCCTACATTTGTGCTCATAATCCTACTCCTCCCTTCTTTTAAGGTAAAAGCAGGTATTGGCTAACTACTCACCATTAATGGTCGTGTTGCTCACTCTGTCTTTTTCATCTATATTAATTTTTATTGTTTTCTTACATCGTATACATTTTATTTCGCCCTTACATTGTTCAACTTTTATTAAAAGCTGCCCACAGTTAGGGCATCTTACTTCTATCATTTGTTATCACCAGCCATTTCCTTGAATGCTTTTTGAAATTCTGTAATAACTTTTTCATAATCTTCTTTGCTCATTTTCTTTGCTAATTTATTTCTATATTTCCATCTTATATTTTTTTGTTCTTGTGTAAAATTCTTTAATATCTCTTCATCGTCTTCACTACGGATTTGAACAATATTTCCGCAGTGGTGTATCTGACATCAAACCAGATATAAGATTACACAATTCTGCATAACTCATTGTGTCTACTTCTTTTCTTATTCTTATTCCATATTGTTTTGCTAAACTTTCCTCAATTAAAGGCCAGTCTTCTTCCATATCGTACCATAATTCTGTTTCATTATTTGTTTTGAAATCGTTTTTCCATTTCCTCATAAGGAATTTCATTTACTTGTGCCATAATTGCAATTATTATTACACTTAAATCACTTACTGTTACTTTCATATCTTTTATTTCTTTGCTTGCTTCTTTTCCTAATAATAATTCTATTGCTTGAAATAGCCCATCGAAGCTATTATCTTTCTTGAATATATCTTGTGCTTTTAACATTGTTTCAGCACTACAATCTACTTTATATGTTTTTCCTTCAGCTATTGTTATTGTTTGTGGTTCATGACTCAATCTTGAACTAATATCTAAATTTGCCATATTAAAATCCTCCTAAATATAAAATTAAAGAGTAGGATTCCCCTACTCTCCTGTTGCTTCTGTATATGTTGGTTTTCCATTTGACATAACATCAAATTCTAGTGGAATAACTTCTGTTGATTTTCCAGCTCCCCAGTTTGTTATATTGAATATTGCATTTTCAAATACTAATTTTGCACCATCTGGGAATGTCCATTGTAAACATCCTTCTACATCTCTGCCATTTTTTAATGCTAATCCTGCTACATAATCGTTTCCTGTATCTCCAAAATTTCTTTTTCCAGAAATTGAAATTGTAACAGATTTAGAAGTCATTAATCTTCTAACCCAACCTTTTTGGTCAAGCGGATTCCATTCCTCTACCCCATTATCTAATTTTACTGAAAAGCTTTCCATATCTGCTATATCTGTTAATGCTTCTTTAGTAGCTCCAACTTGGAATTGGTTTTCATATACTGGATAAACTCCTGATTTTGTTCCCATTATTTTTCACCCTTTCTATATAATAAATTTAATTCTATTGAAAACTTGTAAGTATTGTTTTCATCGGCTCCTAAATCAATAGGTCCATTATATAAACACTCAATTGAGCAATTATAATCATCAATAAAAAAAGAACTACAATCTAATAGTTCATAAATCTTATCGGCCATTGTTTCGGCCGTATTATAATTTTTCGTCCATCTTAACAATAATGTAATTGGTAATATTCCATAACTTTTCAATTTTTTATATTTAGAATTATCTTCTAATTGTCTACGATTAGCATATAAAGCAATTGCTTTATCTTGATTTTCATCCATTTGGCCTATATACCACTTCGGACATTCTGTAATAATAGTTTTTAAATAATCTCTTATTTTAGATATACTAATTCTTGCTATCATTATCCATTTCTCCTTTTTAACATTTGTTTAAAATATTTTATTGGTAAATCTTTCTTGATTCCACTAATATAATCATCAAAATAATACTGTTTTGCATTAGGATTTTTACCTTGTTTTATATGTATTTCTGGGTCGAAATAAACCTTTCTTGCATATACTGTATCTACAACTATTCTAGCCACGCCTTTTATAACTTTTTTATCATCTACAAAAGTGCTATCATTTTGCATTGTACCAGTATCAAATGGCATTGTTTGACTTTGAATTAAATCTGTTTTTACCGCTTCTGCAGTATCTATCAATGCTAATCTTGCATTTTCTAATAATCCATTTATATTTTTAGTATTATACGTTATTTTCATATTAAATCAACTCCAATGTTGTATGATGAACGGTTCCATCTGGATTTCTAGGTCTACTTGCTTGATAAATTTCATATTCTATATTATTTATTATTACTTGTCCACCACTTATTTTCTTTATAGTTGGTGCTATATCTCCAAGTAATATTACTTTTCCCACAAGTTGAATCTTTCTTCCATCTGAACTAATTATAATTTTAGTTGTTTCAACAAATCTACATTTTTGATTTTCTAAATTCAAAGAAGTTAAAGGCTCACCATCTTCTGATAAGCCTTCTTGATATATAACTACATCACATTTATTATTTAATAATCTTTCCAAGTGCTTTGGATTTAACCTCTTTATCATATAACCCTATTTGTTAATCCTGTTCTTTTTAAATAGAAAAAGGCTAATTTTGATATTTTAAGTTTATCTGCCATATCTTGTGACTCCTTTTCATTTACCGTTAAGTCTCCACCTATAGAATAACTAGATATACTATTATCATCATATAAGCCTTCTTCTTTTATATATTCTGCTTGTAAACATATTGCTTTGATTATTAAATTTTTTTGTTGTGCTGTTAAATTATTAAATCCTCTTCTTTCAATTCTTGTTAATGTCGCTCTGTTAATATCTATTGAGGCTAACTCTAAATATTTTTCTATTTCTTTACTTTCTAATACTTTAGAACCATATTTTGAGTAGTCCTCTGTTGTTGCATAAACATTTATCATTTGCAACACCTCTTATTTTACTTTCTTTTCTAATTCTGCAATTTTTGCTGTTAATTCTTCATTAACTTTTGCTAATTCAGCCTTTTCTTCTTCAATTTTTGTTATTTTTGCTGTTAATTCTTCATTAACTTTTGTGATTTTTTTTAATTCTTTTTCTAAATCTTTGGAAACTACCTTTTTAGTAGATCCTAATTTAGAATAACCTCTAGCTTCATATTGTGTAAGTTCTTCTTCCTCAATAGATAATAACACATTATCTTTTACTACTCTTATTTTTGACATAGAAACCTCCTATTCTCCAGCATATTCAGTTGTGTCAACATCAACATATATGCTATCAATTTTATTATCCTTTCCGTTTGGAAAAACAAACGTATCAGATAAACTTCTATCTTGATATAAATATCCATCTCCCTCTGTGTGTTGACCTGGATTAAAATAATAAATACTTGCAATTTTAGGAACTGTTTTTACAGTTAATGGTGATGCTATTAATACGTTGATTTTATGAGAACCTGTTACAGCTTCTATATTTTTACTTGAATCTGCTGTTACTTTCTTAACTGGTACAAATCCATCAGTAAAATCAAATTTATCATAGAATCTTTCATCATCAATTACTTCTATCAGTGTTACTCCATCAATATCTGTAATTCTTGTTTCTATTCCAATTCCACCTTCTGCAATTTGTGTCATTTCTATTTTTCTTGTAAAGTCTGTAGATTGTTCTAATAAATCCATAATTGTAGAATTTACATATGCAATTAATGCACCTTTTGCTACATATCTTCTTAATTTTCCAGCACTTAACATTGCTTTTAATTTTCCATATACATTTTCTTTTGTATATGAAGACAATGCTGTTGAACTATGATATCCATCTAATTTTTGTGCTTCTGTAGCAACTTTAGAATAGAAGTATGCATCCATTTCTGGTATTTGTTGTGTTTTGTGGAATACTTCTGAAATATTTTTAATAGATGCTGTTTCATTTGTTTCATCTACATCTATTTTATCTACTAAAAATGATATATCTCTATCATGTGTTAATGTAAAAGGCACATCAGTTTGTGCAAATGTTCCTTTGTTCCATCCACCTAATCTACTATGTGCTTTGTAACCACTTGTACTCATTTGTGTAAAATGAAATGTTTTGGCACTTAACCATTTAACTGCTGTAGTTACAAATGGTGAAGTTAAAGATTCTTGCTCCATAATTTCTAATAGGTCTGGAGCCCATACCTGTGCATAATTTAATGCCATAATTAATTACCTCCTAAAATGAATTAAACCTGTTCCATCTTTTTGTGGCTACAGGCTTTTTACTTTTTGAATTGTCATCAGAGTTACTTTGTGTTGCTCCGAATTTAAATCCTTTTTCTTCCTTTTCTTCTTCCTTTGCTATTTTTAACTCAGGAAATTCAGAAATTACTGCGTTGATTTCATCTTCTAGCTTTTTGGTGTCTATTACTCCATTTTCTAAAACTTTTGACATATCAACTAATCTTGCTGCTCTTTCAACTTTCTTAACATCAACACCAGCTTTGGCCATAGCAAGTGCTATTTTGTCAGTATAGTCTGTTTGAACAGTCTCTTTTTGTTCTTCTTGTCCTTTGTCTTCTTGCTTGTTTTGAGTTTCTTGAACTTGTTTAGAAGTTTCACCCTGTTCTGCTTTTTCAGCGCCTTTTGCGTACATTCTTCTTATAAATCCATCTAACTCATCTTGATTTTTGAAAACTATTGAACCATCTTCGCCTTTTTGAGCTACTTGTTTTTTAGCTTTCTCACCCTCATTTTTATTTTCAGTTTTTTGCTCATTTTGAGCATTCTCTGTTGCAGTTTGAGTATCTGCATTTTGTTTTTTATCGTCTTCCATATTGGAACCTCCCCCGTTTAAGGTCCGTCGACCATAATTTTTGCAATAAAAAAAGAGCCTTTTTTAAAGCTCTAATTTTAAAAATGGCACAAGTTAATGGATTTGAACCATTGCAAACAGTTTTGGAGACTGTCGTGCTACCATTACACTAAACTTGCATATAAAAAAGCACCTACATTTCTGCAAGTGTTTACATTTTATTAATAATACTTAGGTCTTACTATCATCCAAATTATCCATAGTCCTCCAGTTATACAAATCATAAATATATCAAACAAAATTGAATGTTTTCTTCTAATAGGTCCTTGATTAACACTACTTGCTGAAGCAGAAGAAGATGAAGAAGCAGAATTATTTATTATAATATTATCTGGTTTATTACTTTTTAATTCTTCTACTTGTCTTCCACATTTTGTACATATTATTGCATCTTCTGGTATTTTTTCACCGCAATGCTTGCAAAATTTCGTTTTTATTTGAATTTCCACAATATTTCATCCCCTTTCGTATTTATTTCGAAAGAGTATATCATTATTTAATATATATTTGTGTCGAAATTTGTCGAACAATATAAAATTTTATTTTTTTTTAAACCATTCATTAATTTTTCCAGTCTCAATTGCTTTTGAAAACTCTTCTGCTTCTTTTTTCATCTCATCTGTTATTTCAACATTTTCATTTATTGGTATTGGTTTAGGTATTTCATTTATCCATCTAGGATTTTTCATTAAATTTCCCTCCATAATAAATAATATTTACCAGCTACTTTCTTTATATTTTCAACGATAAATCTACTATTTCTTGGATATAATATTTCAGATTCGTCTGGATTAAAGTTTCTTAAATCTTTTGCTTTGTTTGATGCTGTATATATTATTACATTAGCATTTTTATTGTAATCGTTTCTACTTGAAAAAGATAAATATTCATTAAACATTATTGGTTTATTAATTTTATTCATACGTATAAATTTTTTTAATTTTTTCTCATCTGTTATATCTAAAGCTCTAACTATATTTCCATTATAATTTTTGCATTTATCTAATGCTTTATCTAAATGTTTGATTATATGCTCTTGAATACCATCTGGTTTAAGATTATTCCTTAATATTTCATTTATTTTATAACTTTCTGAACTTATGTATTGGTTTATTGCATATTGTTCATCATCTGTCAGACCTATTTTACTACTTTCTATTTCAATTTTCAATTCATTAGCTTTATTTTGATATTTTAATACATTTTCAGGTAATAAGCTTCCTATTGCCAATCTTTCACATTGTTTCTGTCTTTGTTGTAAATATTGAGTATATTTATCTTCTTCATCATGACTATGTTTTGCTTTTGTTACTTCTTCTGGTTCTTCATTTATGTCCTCATAATATGTACTAATTCCATGATGACACCTTGGCTATAATTTCTATAATTATCGGACTATCTCATAATATCTTTTTTAGATATCCAGTGCGCTTCGAGTAGTACATCTCTACCCTACTTCCTTTCGGAATAGTCTCTACACTTTTTATTGACTAATTTTTATATCTCCAAATAAATCCTCCTGAAGTCATTCTCTTACCTTTGCAAACTTCACATATCGCTTTTGCTCCAGTTTGCCTTGTTGCTTCCCTTGTAGACTCATATTCTTTTATAAAATTCCCTTTTAAATCATATTGTAAAACAGCTTTTTTAGGTGAATATTCTTTTTGTCTATTATTGCCTAATACTCTTACACAATGTAACTCATTCTCACTGTATGTTGCCCATTCCAAATTATTTACATTGTTATTACTTTTATTTCCATCAATATGATTTACTGTTGCTTTATTATTTTGATTATTTAAAAATGTTTCAGCAACAATTCTATGTATATATTTATGAGTAACTTTATTTTTCTTACATAATCCAACAAATAAATAACCTCTACTATTATTTCCAGGAGATAATATTTTCCCTTTATAAAGGATATCTTTTATCCCATTACTTGCATAATGGTCTAAACTTCTTATTTTACCTGTATTACTCACTTGATATAAACCTTCATATCCTTTTATATCTTTCCATATTTCTTCCACTTTCATCACCTTTTGGATTATACCACAATTGTTTACAATAGTCAATAACTTAGCACGGGATTGGGATTTCTCCGTTCCCCGTTAGCATACTTTCGTACACACCCACTTTGTAATGTGGTTCACACTGTTTCAGTTCCACCCAATTTCTTAAAATCAATGGAACAACCCACCTTCGATTGCTTGGGATAGTAGAGGGTAATTTTTACTACTATCCTTATTCAGGATTTCTGTTCCACCTGACCATACATCATCAATATATACTCTTCCTTCCCACGGAGTACATTGGTCACAAGCTCCACCATGTTTAGATATATATACTAATGGATTGCCTAACTTCTTTCGCATTTCACCTTCGCCCATTAAGTTTGCTCTTTTATTAGCTGTTCTTATTGCCATATCACAATAATCAGCTATATTATGTCTTGAGCCATCTTTATATTCAATGCAATTAAATCCTCTTGCTAGGAAGTCTTTTGATGCCATATCTATTGCTTGCTTTACTGTTCCTGCTCCTGTATTAGCATATACTTGAGCTTTATATACTATTTGTCTATATTGGTCATTTGCCATTCTTAAAGTTGCATATTTTACATCATTCATATCCGACTTTGTGCTTTTTATTAGTGCATCTAATTTTCTATGATTTAATCCAAAAAAAGACCCACCCAATTGTGAATCATCTTTCCTTATAATTCCTAACTGTATTGCTTGTTTATTAGTTTTTCCAGCACCTTCTTTGAATTGTTTTTTTATATGTTTATATAAATACCTATTTAAACCTTTTGTATTATTGTTAAATATCTTGTTATTTGCCTTTTTATAATCTTCAAATTGTTTTATTTTTAGTGTTTGCCATTGTGGCCAATCAAATCCTTTTGCTTTTTCATCTTCTTTATGGCTCCATAATGTTCTTTTCATAGAAGCAATCAATTGTAATTCAATTTCTTCCATTACTTTTTTTATATCATATTCATTTTGCATTTAATCACCTACTCTAATGTACTCATTATATTAGGTTCTTCTTTTTCAATTATTCCTGCTTCTTCTTTTAGCCTTTTTACTTCTTCCTCTTTTTCTTCTTTAGTCAAACTGTCTCCATACATTGTATCTACCGTCTTTTCAATGCTCATTACATTTTGACCTGGTCTAGCCTTTGATACTGTTTCTACTGTTGCTTCAAAGCTTGGATTAGCATATTCTTTAAAATCTACCGTTGCTTCATATTCACCTGCTGTTTTTTTCTGTGCTTTATCATATGTTTTTAAACATATTTCAACTAACTTAGGAATAACTTTTTCTAATACATCTATTACTTTTCCTCTTGTATATTGTGTTGATTTTTCTTTTTCTCTTTGTGCATCTGCATTATCAAGTTTCTTTACATCTATTCCAAGGGTACTAGGACTTATTAAACCTTGTAAACACAAATCTAATGCTGTTATATATGACTGTAGCATTCCTTCATAATCAAAGTCTCCTTTTTCTCTTGTGATTTTACTACTTTCTGTTTCTGATGTTGTACTTCCTACTTTAGCATATCTATTATCAAATGTATTAGGTTTTAACAAATCCCCATTTTCATTTGTTGGTATTAAATCTTCTGGAATATATGTTATTGTTCTGTTATCTCTTAATGCATCGATCCATTTACTCCATACTTCATCGAAGCTATCAAAAGCATCTAATTTCTTTTCTAATATGCTTTGACCTCTGCCTTTATATTTCTTTGATTTATTGAACATCATAGGCACAGCCATCATAAATTTAGTATCTGTTGGCTCTTTCAGGTCTTCTGTTTCTGGAATGGAATTATAATCTTTCAGTAATTGGTCATTTTTATATAATTCATATTTTATTCCATTTTTAGAATACTTTTCAAACAAAGTATAGCAAGCATCTTTTTTGTAGTATTTATTTTTAAAGTTTATTCCTGTTATCCTTCCTCTTGTATATTCATAATCAACATCTTGTCCAGAATAAAACTCTATTATAGGATATTTACTTATATCTGTATCATAACTTATTTTAAATGCACCGTCACATTGAACAAATACATCAATTATTGCTTGCTTTAATGTTTCTTTGAAGTCATTTTCTTTTGCTATCTCTTTCCAGTTTTCCTGTGCTTCGTTGTTTCCTTTAACTTCTATTTTGTTAAAACTATCAACAATTATATCGGCTAACATATCAACTATCATAGCAGGTAACCCAGTATGTATTTTTCTAATATTTATACCAGTTGTACTTTGTGCTGCCCAAAACTTAGCATTTCCCATTAAGTCATCAGTTTGTGTATAGTATTGATGTAATTCTGATGCATCCCCTCTATACCATAATAGATTTCTAAAACAGTTGCCTTCAAATGTATTTGTTTCTTGTATTGTTATTGTATCTCCTACACTTGGTTGTATTTCTAACCAATTTCGTATTACATTCTTTATTTTATCATTGACTGTTCCCATTTTATTCCTCCATTGCTATAAATTTGTGATAATATTGAGCTACATAGTATTCTATTTTACAACCTCTTGCATTTTCCCAACCTTTCATAAAGACAATTCCATCCACTTTTCCTATATATCTTATTGATTGAGACAGCATATAAATTGCAACATCCTCATCTGCTGGTGCATTTTCAAAAACTGTATCTACTACTTCATATCCTTTATTTTCTAATTTTTGTACTAGTTCAGCTCTTTCCTGTCTTATCTGTTCATTAGTTTTGCCTCTCATAGGTTGGCTAATCATTACTTTCATTCTTTTTTATTCCTCGCTTTCATCTTTAATCAATTTCTTTATTACTTCCCAATTACCAATTTTCTTTTTGTGTGGTAACCAAGCATATTGACAACCATTTATACTATGATCGTTTCCATCTTCTGGTTGGTTATCTTCATCGAATGAATACTTGTTACACTCATCTATATAATCCTTACAAGTTTCAACAATTAAAAAATCACCAGTATTCAACCAACTTTCTTGTAGTTGAACTCTAGTGATTATCTTTGTCTTTTTCCATGCATTTTCAAAGTTATATACTAAAGCATTTTGCCTTTTTGCTTTGTTTGCTTCCATTATTGTTCCTTGGTCTGCATTATCTATAAAACAAGTTCTTGCAAATCCCCATTCATTTTTGAACTCTTCCATAAATTCAACGATCCATTGAACTACATCGGATGGTGCGAATGGTATTGTTCTATCTCTATTATTAAATGTTCTTTCTTTCAATAAAACACATTTATTATCTGCTGTTATACCTATTCCTTCTAATGTTACCTTATCGTGGCTTTCTTTTGAATATGATGTATCACAACCAATAGAAAATAACTTAAATTTCATTTTCTTTGCTTCTTCTAGTGTTATTATGTTTTTAGGTTGTAAATTAAAGCATAGTCCTGTTGCTTTTCCTCTTAATCCTTGTATTTTGTTTTTATATAACTTTGTTCCTATTGGTGCTACTGTTTTTTTCTTTTCTATTTCTTCTTCTGTCAAACCTTTGTTATCATAAAAAGTAAAAAACCAATATCTATAATTTTTCTTTGGCTCAACTTTGTTTAGTTCTTTCATTATTTCAATTGGTACGTCATTAGCATACTTCTTATATGGTCTAGCATGATTTATTACTTCATCATAAATAGGTAAATTAGGATCATCTGGATTTAATGTTATGCACAAGTAATCATTTCTTGTTAAGATTTCTCTAACAAAATCTATATCAGCTATATTACCTTCATCTATGTACACACAACCATATTGTCCCCCTAGTGCATTCTCCCATTGGTCTTTATTTTTATAACTTAATACATATATAATTTTATTTTCGAATTTTATATGTGGGAACTTATGGTCTTTATCTCCATTTCCACAATATATAGCATTTTTGTGTATATCTAATATTCCATTATCTTGATTTATTATATTTTTTTCAGCGACACCTGTTGTTCTTGCTGCAATTATATGCTCTTTTTTGTTAGATGCTGATATCATTCGCATAAACTTAATGCCTGCTGCTATTGTAGTTTTTCCTGAGGCTGTTGTTCCTTCTAGTATATCAACATCAACATTTTCAGTTGTATTGCAAAAGTCAATATATTTTTCTGATAATTCAAAGTCTTTTTCTTCGTCATTCATTTAGTCCTTCACCACCTAATTGTTTGCAAATATCTGCAAATTTTTTAGAAGGTTCTACTTCATTCTTTATTCTTTCTGTAGGTTTATATCCTGCTCTATCAAGAATATCTTTTACTGCTTGCATTTTTATATATTCGTTATTTGATTTTAATAGTTTCTTCAGTTCCTTTTGTGCTTCTACTGCAAGTGAACCAAAATTTTCTTTTATATTTTTCTCTATTTCATTTTTAAATTCTTTATCTTTTTTCCAGTTGCATATTGTCTGTTCTGTTATTTTTAATTCTTTTGCTATTTGTTTTTGTGTTTTATTTTCTATAACCATTAAGTTTATACATTGCATTTGTTTTTCACTTAACACTTGGTTCACCCCTTCCTAATTAAAATTTATTAAAATTATTTTCTTTTAAATTGTTTTATCATTACATCTATTATTGTAACAAAAATAAAAAGAGTAAATGCTATTGCTATTACTCCTATACAACTTAATATTATTCCTAAAAATATGTTCCACATAGTCTTATACCTCTTTTCCTGTTACTTTGTCTACTATCTTTACTATAACATCTGCTTCCCATACATAGTAGCTTCCATTTTTTGATACTTTTTCGTTTTGATTTTCTAATATTACTTTTCTCTGTTCTGAATTTAATTTTCTATTTGCTTTTATTTGACTTATTTGTGAACTATCACATTCATAACCTTTTTTATTTAATATATTTACAACCAAATTATTTTTGGCTTGTGATATTTTTGCACTCAAATTTTTTATTTTCTTTGCTTTTACTTTCAAATACATTTTCATTCTCCTTTTCTGGTCTATATCTGAAACAATAGTCATAATGCTTGCACTCATCGCATCTTCTTTGCATACAATTTGCATAGTTAATTTTCTCGCTCATAATACACACACTTTGTACATATTACATCTCCATTTTGAAAAACTCTTATTTCACAATCGTTCTTTGTTTTATTTTTGCATCTTGAGCAGTGTTCTTCTTTGTATTTTTTTATTCTTTCTTGATTAGTCATATGTACTTCTCCTTTTTATTTATAAACTCTATGCAATGATATAAATGTCCCCACCTCAATTACTTATCTAGAATTTCATTGAGGCTGTATGTAAAATGATACCTGCAACGAAAAACCATACATTTAAGCCTCTTTCGCTTTTTGTATTCTAAAACATTAGATTTATGTTTGTTGAATAAAGGATTAACAGTCCTCTCCAACTGTTTATATCACTGCATACAATTTATAAATATTAATTAGAACTTGCTAGGAAAGTTCTGTAAAAGTTTATATAAAAAAATAACTTGAAAGGAGGTCTGCCATATCAAATAAACATAACAAACTTTATATTATCAGTTACCTAGCATACTGGTAATAGCTAATTTAAATCTATTTTTTCAATTTCTGCTCTTATTCTAAGAGTTCTTATATAGTTTCCCATATATTTTTTTTGCTCTTTTAATAATTCTAATGGGCAACTAGGTGTAAAGTTTAATGTTCCCGCTTCATATTTTACAGTCATTGCATCTAGTTTGTCGTATCTTATTTTAGCTTGCAAATATTCTGCTTTAAATCTCTCTTTATAATCTTCACTATTCATTAGTTCTACTGTATCTTTTAATTCCATTTTCCTTCTTCCTTTCATAACATAATAAAAAGAGCAAATACAAAAAGGGGCTTGTACTTACTCTTTATTTTCTACTTACATTTCTCTTGATTATATAAACCTATTAAATAATAGATTTTTTATACTATAAAAAGAGAGAGACATTCATCTCTCTCCTTTTTTGTTGTTACTTACCGTCACGTCCTGGTCTATAATCGCCCAAAGCCGCTCCCTGTGCACCAGTTCTGGTGTTAATGAAGTAATGATCACCCGTATCAACGTCTTTAACGTTGTACTGCGTAAATGATTCATCCTGCTTCTGGCCGTTCTCCCAGCTTACGGTAGTATCGCCGTACTTACCATCATATCTTCCTGTCTCCGAATGTCTGTCTGCCATAATAAGCACTCCTTTAAAATATTATTCAATCTTACGATTGTGCTAATATTATATCACCTTTTTTGTATTATGTCAACAGTATACAAATATAAAAAGAATAGACATTTAAAACATCTATTCTTCTCAACTTAAATAAAAATTATAAGGGGCTTTATTTTTAATTTTTGTCGCATTGGGTTTGATATTTCCATCTGCAACTTTTTATAATTTTTCTATTATAATTATATAATATTAGAAACGAAATTTTAAATACAATTTATGCGAAATTTTAGCGAAATTTTAACGAATTTTATGTATTTAATACCTCTAACATGTCCTTTAAAGCTACATCTCTTATATTTTGCAATTGTTTTATTGACAAATACTTTGGAAATTCATTTTCATACTCTTTTGCAACTCTTTTCCAATCTCCTTTTTCACTGTCTATATAAAATTTATTAATTACAAAACGTTGTTTTTCACTAAGTATAGTTAATAAATTTTTAACTCTTACTATTTTTTTATTTAATATATTTTCTTCTGCTTCACATTCTATAATTTTTGAATTTATATACTGTCTATCAAATTTATTTATATGGTTTAATTCATTTTTATAATTAGCAACTGTATTTGATACCTTATCAGATATTTTATTTGTATTACTATGTATACTATCATATGCTTGTCCAGCTACTTGCATATTTTCTATTATTTCATTTTCTGTATCTTCATATACTGTTCCTGCATAACATAATTGTTCTTGATATCCTTCCTTTTTTAATTGCACTTCTGTTAATTTTGCCTCATTTTTTTTATGATTTCTTAGCATTATTTCAACATCCTCTTTTATGTATTTACTCATTAGTATACCTCCTCATTAAATAAATAATATATTTTATAATGTTTTCTTACCGTGTTATTTTTCTTTAATGCTCTACTCATTTCTCTTGCTGTTAAATTTAAAAACTTTACCACTTCTTGCAATGTCCCTACTCTCATACATTGCTCATTATTCTTTATATCGTATATTCCATATATATTCATTTGTATTCCTACCTTCTATATTCTTCTTTTAGCCTTTTCTTAATTAGTTTTAATGCAATCTCATAAGCATCATTTTCGTCTTTTAGGCTATTTTCATCTTGCCTTAATACTTTTATTGTCTCTAGTAAATTATTGTTTAAATTTATCTTTTTCTCTATTAATTCTTTTGCTTTTAATAGATTTTTTATTGTTTTAGTCATTTGTATCACCTACTTTTAGTTATTATCTACATATTCTTTTATGTTAGGAATAGCCTGTTTTTTGATTATTCTTGCTATATCTTTTAATATTTGTTCTTTTTCCTCTTCTAAAATATCATTAGCAACTATATCTAATTTTTTAAATATTTCCCTATAATCTTCTGCCTTTGGATTTTCTATTCCTATTTGTGTTAAAAATTTGCATATTCTCATAGGTGTAATATACTTATCTAAAAAAGCATATGGGCTTTTGGTTTCTGAATTTTTTATATGTTTCACTTCTTGAAATTTATCTCCAACTATTTTTATTCTTTTTTCTCCATCTAATGTTTTTATTACTATTCCTTCTCTTATACAGTCTGTCCCTTCCAGTGCAGATTTTTGATTATCTACATATTTTTCTTTTAACTCTACATAACTTGTTAGATTTTCTACTGCTATTTCTGGTACTGTTTTAAATCCTATTTTATTTGATATATCTTTCATTTCTTCTATACTTGCAAATATTCTTGTAAAATCTTCATCTTCTGTTGGTTTATCTACTATCTCTTTTACCAAATCAAATGCATAGTATGGTTCTATTTTTCCTTGTTTAGCTAGTGAATTATAGTTTATCTTACCTTGGTTTAGCCATTCACCATATAACACAGATCCATTTGGTAAATATTCTAGTATTTTATTTTCTCTTTCCCTAGCATATTTAACAAATCCATTTAATCCATCTTCTCCTGTTAATTCATTAGACCTACTATATAGTCTTATTTTTCCATTGTCGTTATAGATTGCAGTATTACTTCCGTCTATTTTTTCTTGTATTACAATTTTCTCTCCTTTTTCTATCGGTTGTCTGGCATTATCCGGTCTCTTTATCTTACAATACATTTTCATCTTTTTTTACCTTCTTTCTTTTGCTTTATTTTCAAAATATTCTTTAACCCACTTTTTATCATGAATTGATGTTGTTAATTGTTCAGCCATTAAATCTATTTGTTTATCTTTGTTCTCACACTCTATTACATGTAACATATCATTATGTTTTGATATCTTTCTATCTGCTTGTTTTTTTGCTTTAATTCTTTTTTTGTTCTTCATTCTCTTTTAATACTCTTTTATAATCTGATAAAATATCTATACTTTCAGTTAAAGCCTTGATGTCTGGATCACAATTTATACAACTTCCTCCAGCACATTCTATTATTTCTTTTTGTTCTTTACGAACTTTTAACATTAATTTTAATTGTTTTATTGTTTCTTCTATACTATTTTCTTTCACTTAAAACACCTCTCTTTTGCATATCTGCTATAATTTCTTTCTTGTATATAATTTTAAATGTTGTATATACAATATCAGTTCTAAACCATGACATTTTATTGCATAGCCATTCTAAAAAATCTGACAAATAATCTAATATTACAAATGGAAATAATAATATGTAAGTAATAATATACAAAGCATTCATTGTCTTTTTATGTTTATCAGCCATCTTGTTTGTTATTTTTAAATCTCTTATTTTCATATCTTCTTCTCTACTATTTTCTTTCACTTAAAACACCTCGATTTCTTCTGTTTTTTCTATACTAGTAGTTTCACAAACTTTTAAATTAAAGAATGCAAATTCTTCTGTTCTATAATCTATTTTTAAGTCTACTTCACACATTGTTTGTTTCAAGCAGTCAAATATCCATAAAGGCAATTTGATGTATTTAGGATAATTATGATACTTTGAAACATAATCATGTATTCTATTATTAACAATACACTGCAGTTCCAAATATTCAATACTATCTTTAGTTGTTCTTTTATTTATTTTTTCTTTCATTATGTATTACTCCTCTCTAATATCCACTCATATAAATATGATGTCCTTCTTTTATTTTGTATACTTCTCTTTTTTTATCAAAGTCCCATTCTGTTTTATAATCTTCATCTATTGCTTTTAAAAAATTATAAGTAACAAACATATACCCACATTCAACTAGATGACTTATTTTATATGTTAAATTCTTATTTTTGTTTTCATCTAAAATTGTTTTAAAATCAGCTATACTTCCATAGTTATTTTTTATATACCACTCTTCTTTTTCTATAATATATTTTTCTAAAGCCTCAATAATTGGTTGTAATTCTTTTATTTCAAAATTACTAAAATAATAATCGTTGCTTGGATATATTTTTGCCCCGTTGTTTGTTTAGTGCTTTTCTTAACACTTCAGGAAATTCATTATTTCCTAAACATTGATAATCGTTGACATATACTCTATAACTCATATCTTATTTACTCCCCTCAAAATATTTTTCAAAATCTTCTTTTAAAATTACTTCTGCAATCACTTCTTTATCTCCACAAATAATCATTTGTAATATTTCAACTTCTTTTACTTTTTCTAACCCTCTATTACCACTATCAACCAAATTATATTTATCTGTAGAATATCCATATCCTGGTCTATAGTAACACCCTTCTTTTCTCAATATTTTATTAGCTAAAGTATCATCTAAATGGAAATTTATAAACCAACTTTCTTTATATGTTTTATATATTCCACCACTACAAGCATTTATTTTTAAATTTGTATCTCCTGCATTATAAGTATTAAACATATCTTATTTACTCCTTTACTTCTACAATATTGTTTTCAGGGCAATACCATATTCGCCCATCATCTTGTTTTATATGTACTGTCATATCTCTTCCTGTTGGTTTAAAATGTTTTATTACTACTCCAATATGTCCATCGTATGTTGCTACTCTTTTTCCTATTAATGTTTTTAACATATCTATTCTCCTCCTACTAACTCTGAATTATCGTATATATTGCCTATTACTTCTGTAAATTTTTCTATTATACTTGTTCTTCCATATTCAAGTTCTTTATTGTTAGTTACATCTATTGTAAATCCAGAATGTTCATAAACTACTTTACCTATTCTCCATTTTCCATCAGTAAATACTTTAACTATATCTCCCTCATATATTTCTTTTCCATTTTTATCGTCTAGTCCTGTGTATTGTCCTACTGTATTAATGTCTACTTCTTGTTCTCCTATACCGCCCTAAATAGCTATTATCTTTCCAGCTTATAAATGGTACATATTCATCTGCGCAATTAAAATTAAAAGATAAATAACCATATACCCATTCTCCGATTATCTATTCTTTTTCCTCTAAATTTTATTTCTCTATTCATCTTCTACTCCTACTTTTAAATTATCATTTGCTATTTCTCTTTCTATAAATTTTTCTATTCCCTCTCTATTACATCTACAAATACTCAAACAATAATTACTCCTTATTTTTTTATCTTTAGATTCACTTGAACAACTATATTTATGCCTTCTATAAACAGCTTTTCCATTACTTATTGTTAATTCCATATAAGGATGTTCTATATAATAATCATTAATTATAGATGACTTATAATATTCTTTTTTAGGTTTGCAATTTTGCATTTTTTCACATACTATATGCAGCGCTTCACAATATTTTTTTATTTCTTCTTTGCTGCATAATTCATTGTGTATTTTAATCGCCTCTTTTAAATTCATTATTCTCTACCTCCTACTTTATAGCAATTAGCCATATAAATTTCTTTTGTTAGTATTGTTTTTATTTGATAATCTACAAATGTCTTACAATTTCCGTAATATAAATAACAATAATTTGGTCCTTTATCTATCTTATGTATTAATTTTCCATTTACGTAATCGCCTACTTCTACAACTTCTGATATTATTTTGCTGTGTTTTACTATGTCTTTTTCGTTATAATAATTATATTTACAAGAAATATGTTTTTCACTGCAATTTGAATTGTTGCACTTTCCATTATATTCAATTATCACTTTATCAATAATTCCATCTTTTGTCCTCACATATTCGTTTACTTCTATCATCTCTTATGTTCCTTTCATTTAATTTCTTCTATTTCTAGAATAACTTTACTTGATTTTCCATATTCAAAATCATCTCTAAAACCTTTTACAAAGTTTCTATTATCATCTTTTAACTTTCCTGCTTTTACCATACTGTCTAATATGAACTTTTTGGCAAAGCATACATTGTCTAAATCACGTCTTTTGTTTTCTTCAACCCAGATGAAATGGATCTTAATTGGATTTTTATATTCAGGTAATAAATTTATATACCAGCCTATATCTTTTTCAACATTCTTTTTCATATTAGCTCCAGCATATCTATTTTTTCTGCATTCGTTTATGTATTGATTCAACGATGGCAGCCTAAATGGTATTTCTATTTTGTTCACTTTTCTTTAGCTCCTTTTCTATGTAATTTTCACATCTCCAAACTCCGTTTAAAGTTTTCTAATTCAAGTCTGTTACAGCCTATACATTTTAAACATTTACCGTTCTAACGGTGGATAATTATATTTCATAGGCTAGTCCTCAAATATAGTATTTTCATCTACTTGAGAATTGTCTGTTATTCTAACTGTCATTTTTGAATTAATTTTTATTATCAATTCTGTTTCTTTTGCATTGAAAGGTAAAAAGCCTGAACTATAATTTGTTATACTTTTTAAATATTCTCCTTGTTTTACAAATGTTGCTTTATCTTCTATTTCTATTCCGTCTCTTAAAGAATATATATAAGCTTTTCTTCCAATAAAATTTATTTCTTTATTCTTGTACTCTGCATATTCATTAACAAATCTTTCATAAATTTCATTAAATTCTGTTTTTAATTCATATAAAAATCTTGGAACATCTTTTTCTACATAGTCTTTTATTATTTCATTTTCAAAAATAGTTCTAGGCTTACCATTGCAAATTATACTTATCAATGCGTTTGTAAAATTTTTTTCTTGAATGTATATCAGTGGATGTGAAAATATATTTGTTGTAATTTCATATCCTCCTCCATCTTTCTCATGTAAATACCTCATATTTATAACAAATGTATCTCCAATTTTTCCTATTTTGTTGTTTGGTTCATCAAGTTTTGCATAACATTCATCTTCTTTATACTTTCTTCTAAACTCATTATATTTTATTGCTCTACTTGTATATCCCTTAATGTTTTCTTTTGTCCCATATTTACAATTTGGTCCAATTCTTCCTGCACAAAAACATTTTCCTTTTTTGTAAAAACTGCATTCTTTATATTTATCGCAATATGTTATATCAGCATTTAGTGCTGTTTCTCTTCCTCCAAAAATACTTTTCCCTCCATATAAATCAATATTTATTTTTTCCATAACTACCTCCTAATCAATTCTTAGAATATGATTCATATTTATTGCTATAAAGCCTTTTTCTGTTCTCTCGTATATTGCTACTGTCTTTCCAGTATATTGACATTTCTTTTTATCTATTGCTTTTACATATCCCATTTTTTCTAATTCTGTTAGTCTTGGTGCAGTATAGTTTCTTTCTGTGCTTGGTATAAATCCTAAATCAAATAATTCTACTGCTAATTCTTTTGCTGTTTTAGGCTTGTCTAATCTATTTAAGATTTGTATATATCTTATTTTTGTTTTATCTTGTATGTCATTAAAACTCATTTGCCTTGTTTCTGCTGTAATCATTTGTTTATCACTTCCTCTACTTAAATCTTTTATCTATACTCATTAAATCTATAAATAATTTATCTTGTTCTTCACCTGTTAATAAAGAATACTCTTTACTATTTTTACAATCTGATATTATTGAAATTTTTTTTCTTGCATTTTCTGCTTTGATTTGCTCGCTATATTTATTAAATAAATATAAATAAATATTATTATCATTATTGTTTGTGTCCCTAGTATGTCCCAAGTCTGCCCCGAACTATGTCCACAAGTATGTCCTTTTTTTCTAACATAGGTTGATATTTGCTGTAATTTACAATACTTACAAGAGTTTTTCTTGTGTCCCTAACTTGTACTATCATAGTGTCCTGCTCTAGTTGGTTTAAATAATCACTTACTTTATGTCTTGACCATCTCCACCTTTCTGCTAATTGTTTTATTGATGTTAAAGTTTGTCCTCTTTCTATTTCAATAAAACCATTTTCAAAAGGTATTTTTTTGCTCTTGTGATTAACTGATAATAATAAATCAATCCAAGCACTTCGTTTATCGAAAGGCTCTTTATCTTTCCAAATCCAACTATTTTTAATTTGTCTATAAATTCTTATCCAGCCTTCCATATCTTCTCCTTTCGTATAATAAAGGGCTAGTTTACTGTCTAGCCCCTGTTGTCTTATAAATAACTTTTTCCTATTAATTTTATAAATTCTTCTCTTGTATGAGTTTTTTCATATTCTTTTTGATATACTCTTTTTAATTCTAAATCCATTTCTTTATTAAAATGTACTGATGTTTCTGTTGTGTTGTGATGTGCATGACATAGTCCAACACAAAAACCATTTTCTATTGATATTTGTCTATTTGCTGTTCCAAAATATACTTCATGTATACATTGTCTTGGTCTACCACAAAAGAAACATCTATCTAAATTATTTAATATGCTATATCTCATACCTAATCGCCTCTATTTTCTTTTTTAAGGCATTTTGTTTACTGTCTATGCTCTCATATGCCTTTTTAAATCTAAATAGTCTAGCCCCTAATTCTGCTAATTTTTTGCTATCTTCTTTTACATATTCTTTTGCCATTGCCTCAAAATAACTCATTGCTGGTGCTTTTTCTTTATTAGTTTCTTGCCATTGTTTTCTTTGCATATATATTTGTTTGTTTTCTGATATAGAAATTTCTGTTTTTAATGTGTCATATTCTTGTTGTATTCTTGCTACCATCTCTCCTATTAAGTAATTCATATTTGCATATATTTCTATATTTTTTGATATTTCAAATCCAGTATCAGGATTATCTTTTAATTCATTTTGTAATTTCGTATATGTATCTGCTATTTGTTTGCTATCTGCATTTTGAATTGTAAAAGGGTTGAACATATATAATTTTTCAAATTCCATTTTTTTTACCTTTCTACATGTTGATGCATTAAAACATATTCTGAATTTTCTCCCATGTTATTCAATAAAAATTCACTTGCTTGTTGTTTACTTAAATGACTTTCTTTTGCTCTAAATTCATATACATATTTGCAGTCTTGTTGTTTTTCTTTTATTCTTTCTTCTATATCATCTTCATCATAATTACCTTCAACAAGATATAAGTCATAATTTTTAGCACTTATTCCCTCAACTGTTTTTGTATCTGTCATATAGATTACTTTATAATCATCAAATAGCGCCCTATAGCCACATTGTGGCACATCATGATATAATTTGATTGGTACAATTTTAAATAGCTTATAATCGTATTTCGTACCAATTTGAAGTACGTCTATATTCTTTCTTTCAACTCCACATTCTAGAAGTGGTTTTAATAGCCATTCACAACAAGCAAATCTTAGAGTTGGTCTTTCTTGTGCTAATTTTTTAATTGTTTCTTTCTTGAAGTGATCTGAATGCACGTGCGTAAGAAGAACTATTTTTAATTGCTTATAATATTTCTCTAATCTTTTAAAAGTAACTCCGCAGTCTATTAAAATTATGTCTTTTATTATTGTTGCATTTCCTGTGCTACAACTTGATATAATCTTATAGTTCATTCATTGATACCTCTTTTGCTCCTTCTGTTTGTTCTTCTATTGCTGTTTCTGTTTGTATTTCAATAGGCTCTTGTTGTATTTCTTGTTGCATTTCCTCGGCTTCATACATTCCTGCTAAATCTTCGACAAATGTTTCTCTTAATGCTCTTACTTTTGCTACTTTTTCTACCATTGTTGCACCTTTATTATTCCAGTTAGAATTTAATTGACCTTGTCCTGTTTTTTGTGCTACTTCATTAAAGCTTACACTTGAATATGTAGGGTGTGACCAATCCTTTCTAAATACTCTAGCCCAACCACCTACAAGCTGTTCATCTCCTAACTTAAATGTTCCTTGTCTTTCTTCTACTGTTCCATCTGGTTTTTGAACTATAATTCCACTTTCCATTCCATCATAATTTGAATTTAATACAGCTCTTTTAAGTATTGCATCTTTTCCTACAACTAATTGTGCTGGTACTCCTGCTTTATATTTAATTAAATAAGCTTCTCTTAAAAATGGATTTAATTTTCTAACCTTGCAAAGTTCTGTAAATAACTTAAATTCTTGATTGGTTATTTTTGCATCTGTTCCTACTATATATTCTTGTACTATACTTGGTGTTAATTTAATTTCATTTCCATCAATATCAAATTTAACCATTAATTCATTATTCGCTTTTTGTATTTCATTACTCATATTCGTAACCTCCATTTATTAAAAATTCTTTTAATGCTCTTAATTTTGTTTTTGTTCCTTTTACTGTAAATTTTAATGTTAATACTTCTTCTTTTTCTTCTTTTGGTTGTTCTAACGGTTTGTTAAATATACTTTCTAATTGTTCATAACTTTTTTTAGTTATTTCGTGATTTTCATTCATTTCAATGTGTACTACTTTTTGTTCTTCTTTTTTCTTTTCTTCCTCTATGGCTTTAAATCTATTTGTTACCGTTGTTATTGCTTGTGCTACATTTAATGTCTGTTTATATTCAACTAATATTTCTGCTTTATGTTCTTGTGTTTCAATTAGTTTTAAATCATCTGTTATTTTGTCTATAAATTGTTTTGCTTGCTCTTTTAAGCTTTTCATACTTGCTGATAATGTTACATTTATTCTTGCTTGTCCATATGTAATAAAATCAATATTATTTGCTATTTTATATTCTTCAAAGTAATCTTTTATTTCTTGCTCTTTTTTAGCTTTAAATTCATTTTCAGTTAAATCTATTTTTGTCTTTAAATCACTATCAGCACTTTTATATTTATCTGATATATATTGCTTATAAACATCTTCAAATTTCATATAAGGTGCTAATATTTGTTCTTTTACTAGTTTTCTTTGTTGTTCTACTCCTTTAAATTCTTTATTTAAGTCTGCTCTTACTTGTTTTATTGTTTTTATATTTTCGTCAGTACATATTAAACTTTTTGCATATTCAACTTTCTTATCTACATCTATTGATAACTCTTTCAAATGTTCCTCAATCTGAGGTAATTGTTTTACTATTATTAAATCTTGCATTATTTTTCACTCAACCTTTCATAAATTTCATCTTCATAATATTCATCATCTTTTTCTAATAAATGTTCTAAATAACTGTCATAATCATTGTTTGTTTCTATATAGTCATCTTCAACCATTCTATTTTCTAACATTCTTTTCTCCTTTGACATTTCTATTTATTTGTGCTAATATATAAATAGATTCGTTTATTTAAGTGTCTATGAACTAGTTTGATTTTGGTAGGTCTACTAGTTCTTTTTTATTTAATATAGTTCTTATTTTATTTTTTAGATTTTCTGTATTGTTGTAATCTTGTTCTTGTAAGAGTTTTTCTATTGCTAATAACTTTCTATGATGTTTATAATTTTCTAAATGTTCATCTTCTATTTCTGCTCTCAAACTTTTTTGACTTATTTCTAGTCTTTCTACTTTTCTTTCTGCTTCTTTTAATGCTTTTCTACTTTCATCAACTAAACTTTGTAATTCTTTTATTTTTTTAAACATTTTTTACACTCCTTTCCTTTTAATTTTAATTTTGCCAAAGTAATTATGTGCCAGTAATAACACTTATCTAACTTGTCCATCTTTTGTACTCCTTTCTTGTAAAATTTTGTAAATTAATGTATAATACCCTCGAAAGAGAGGTTATTATTATGTTTGTTTGGTTCATTTCTTTAAATGCTACTGATAAAATCGCATTATTTGCTCTTGTAGTTGCTTTATATGGCGCTATTTTATCTACTATTCTTTATAATAAAGAAAAATTTAATTTAAAATTTATAAATCTTGGTATTAATTTTGTAACTCTTTCTCCTAATGATGTAATATCAAATGACTTTGAAGAAGAATTTGTAACATATAGTAAAAATCTATATACCATAGCATTATTGGTTAGAATAAATAATTGCTCTAAAAATCCTATAACAATAACAGATTTCATATTAAATAAAAAACATATATATAATAGTTTTTCTTCAAAAGACTACTCTTTTATTCCTACGGATTTTGAATTTTATGATAATCATTTAATAAAAAATAATGGTAAATATATAAAAGATAAATTGATTACACCTTTAGTCAAATTAGAGCCACTATCATCTTGTGAGGGGTTCATAATTTTTGATAATTTAAATAACATTCCTAAAAAATTCAATCTCATAATTAATGCAGTTCCAAAATCCAAAAAATTTAAATTTAAATTTAAAATAGATAAAGACTTTAGAAATCAAATAATAAAATAATCAACATTAATATTGCATTTAACCAATTAAGTATTGCTATCATAAGTAATACTTTTTCTTTTTTATTTTGTTCTTTTGCTTCTTTAATTTCATGATTACTTATTCCATATTTTTTTAATTCTTTTTCACGTTTTTTTGTCATCTTTTCCTCCTAGTATGTCATTCCCTGTAAGAACATCCAGTAACAAAATGTTACTCCTGCTAACCACATTGATGTATATGCTACTGCTTGTCCTAATCTCATATAGACTTTGCTTTTGTCTATTCTAAAATTTTTCCAACTTCTTTTCATTTGTTTTCACCTCTTTTGTTTATTTTCATTTCTTTTTAAATCCTTTTGAGCCATTCTTATGAAAACCTTTGCTATCTGTTCGTAAATTTCTTCTTTTTCTTCCTCTGTAGTTTCTGGATGATAACTTGTTACTTTATACTCACTCTTCATAAGACTAACTCCTTTCTTAATTTTTATTCATATTGCTTGTACCTATTGTTTTTGTTTATCATGTTAAACTTAATTGATAAAAAAAATATTTGATACTTTTTCTCCTAATGCTGTAGCAATTTTTTCTAGTGTGATATTGGTTGTAACCTCTTTCTTTTCTGTTTCTAATTCAGATATTGTTGTTCTTGAAATTCCAGATTTTTCTGATAATTCTTCTTGTGAAATTCCCTTTTCCTCCCTTGCTTCTCTTAACCTATTTTTCATTATTTCACCTCACTTTGTTTAACTTGTTGAACAGATTATATATCTATCTTTTTTGTTTGTCAAGCATATTAAACAAAAAAATATATATTTTTTTTGACTTTTTGTTCAATATGTTGTACAATATAGGCATATCAATAGATAGGAGATTCAGAAATGTTTTTAGGAGAAATTATTAAAAAATATAGAAAAGAAAACAATTTATCTTTGAGAGCTTTTGCTAGTAAATGCGGTTTAAGTTATACTTATATTTCTATGTTGGAAAAAAATATAGATTATAGGACTGGAAAACCAATTGCACCCACTTTAGACAGTGTGAAGTATATATCAAATGCAATGAATATACCTATAGATGACTTACTAAAAATGTTAGATGATGAACAAGAATTTAAATTAAATGAAGATGTTCTGCCAAACAATTTGAATGTAATCCCAATTTTAGGTACTGTAAAAGCAGGTTATGATTGGTTAGCAGAAGAAAATGTTGTAGATTATGTTACATTAAAAGAAAACATACCTAATATAAAAGAATATTATGCTTTAAAAATAACTGGTGATAGCATGTTGCCACTCCTTTCTGAAGGAGACTTAGTAATAGTCCATGACCAAGATGATGTAGAAAGTGGACAAACTGCAGTTATTCTTATTAATGGCGAAGAGGCTACTGTAAAAAAGGTAGTTAAAACAAATGAAGGTATTGAACTTCATTCTATGAATCCTTATTATCCAGTTAAAAAATTTACTTATGAAGATATGAAAAGTATACCAGTGAAAATAATAGGAAGAGTAAAAGAAGCAAAAATAAAAGGAGCTTTTGAATAGGAGTGATAATATGATAGCAATATATGCAAGACAATCCATAGAAAAAAAGGATAGTGTTAGTATTGAAGCTCAAATAGATAAATGTAAAACTTATTGTGACGGACAAAAATATAAAATATACAAAGACTCTGGTTATTCTGGAAAAAACATAAATAGACCTCAATTTTCAAGCCTGTTAGAAGATATAAAAAAAGGTATTGTAAATAAAGTTATAGCTTACAGGCTAGATCGTATCAGTAGAAGTATTGCAGACTTTTCACAATTATTGATAATGTTTGATGAATACAATGTGGACTTTATCTCTGCTACAGAAAACTTTGATACTAACTCCCCTATGCGGTAG